CGGTAAAATCGGCGTTAAACGCGGCTTGTGCGTCGCCCTCAAAATCATAATGGTTCGTCTCGGCGTTTAACGTGCCGTGACGCTGGCAGAGTTCGATCCGCATGGCGTCACAATCGGCGACGATCTCGTTGACGCGGCGGATGATGTCACGCATACGCAGAGAAGTCGAGAGCGGCATTGCGTTGGACCGCAGACGTGCAAAGGCTCCGGCGTCACCGGTCGCGGCATTGCCGAGCGAATTGATAAGCTGGCTAAGTTGTAATTTCATTGTTGTCACTCCTGTTTATTTTTCTATCAAAAATTCCTGTACAAAGCCGCCGCCGAGCATTTCGTCGAGGGCTTTGACCATCCGCTCCATATCGACACGCAGACGGCGGCCTTTGTAATTGATCTCGTCGTGTATCCAGTTGCCGTCTTTGTCGTGGGGTGAAAGCAGTGTCGAGTTGCCGGCGGCATCCATAACACGCAGCTCACCGCTGGCCGAATAGAGCGATATGCCGTTGGTCAGCGTTCCTGACGGTGCCGTGCCGTTGAATATGTTGAACGTGCTTTCGCCGTTACTCGTCGATCTGTTCGCGATTCCGCCCAAATAGACGTTCGCAACGCCGTTCGTGCCGGTATTGCGAATTGAAAACACCGTCGCAGCCGTTCCACCGCTAAAGCCGGTCGCAAAGTCGATCTGGCCGGCCCACCCACCAGAGCCTCCTTTTTGCGTGATCGTTAGGATCGAATACGGACTCGATGCCGACTGCACCCAAGTGCCCTCGTATCCCGCACCTTGTCCCGTCATTGTCAGACTGGTTGCGGTTGCCGCTCCAAGAATAGGCGTAGTTAGTGTTGGTGAAGTAGCTCGAACCGGCGAACCTGAACCTGTCGCGGTTGTCCAAACAGGCAAAGCCGATGCACCGCCGCCGACGAGGATCTCGGTCGTTGCCCCGGCCGCAAGCGTTTGATGTGCTCCGGTCGCCGTTGTTCCCGCAGCGATCAGTCCGTAAGCGGTCGTCGATGTCGAGCGTCCGGTGCCGCCGTCTGCCACGGCAATGTCCGTTCCGTTCCACGTTCCCGTTGTGACCGTTCCTACCGTGACGATTGACGCACTCCCCGCTATCGGTGAAAATGTCGAGGACAACGAAGTGCCGCCGACGGTTGGCATCGCGGTAGATTCCAAAGCGGCTGTCCATACTTTTGTGGCCCTCGCTCCCGTCGCTCCGATCGAGCCTGTCAATGTGAGGTCAGATACCCCGAGAGCCAATGTTCCGCTAACATTCGCAGAGCCGTTGAAATTCTGCCCCCAAATCGTTCTGGTGGTCGTCAGCGTAGCCGCCGAGCCGGTCGTGTTTTGGTTAAGCGTCGGGAAAGTGCAATTTGTGAGCGTTCCGCTACTCGGCGTTCCTAACGCTCCACCATTGACGACAAAAGCCCCTGCCGTGCCGACATTGACGGCCAATGCGGTTGCAACGCCCGTTCCTGGCGTGATTCCGGCCCAAGTGGTGAGATCCGCATCATAGGCTTGGACGTTGGTGCCGATCACAAGGCCGAGCGTCGTCCGTGCTGCAGCTGCGTCAGCGTCATCGATGAGCGACAGGCCAAAATCTGTAATGGTTTTGGCGACAAGATCCCCCGTCGAAGCCCTTGCCGGAAAAGTATTCGCCGCAAACGAGGTCTGGCTGAAAGCGTCCGCTCCTGTTCCAATGGTTAAGGAATTGGCCGCGATCGTTAAAGCCCCAAAGGCCGTCAGCGTTGCATCGAGCGGCTGATATGTGCCCGACAGCGACGGGATATCCGCCGCGACGAGCAAGCGAAATGTCGGCTCGGCATCGGCTCCGGTCGTCGGACCTGCATAGACAGTGTTTGCGGCCTCATCTTCGGGGCGTGATGCAACGGGGTTAAAGACGATCTGCTCGGCTTCGCGGACGTTGCGGTCGGATGCGACGCCGGTCTCGGTCTTTGAGATCATGTAAAAGCGGATCTCGCGGCCCTTTGGGTCAAACGGAACGGTGATCGGAAACCCGGCGACGCCGCTGGCGAGATATTGCGGCTCGCTCGTGGGTTCGTCTTCCCAACGCCAATAGATATCGACGGCCTTGGTCTGGGTCTCGCCCTCTTGGACGACGCCATTCAAAGCGAGATTGAGAGGCACGGTCGCCTCGGAAAGCCTTTGTCTGAGGATCAGGTTTGCCATTTAGGTCGTTAGTTGTGAAACGCTGAAAGCCAGCCCGCCGTAATTTTCGACGCGAAAATGCACACGCGTGCCGGCGGCGATCGCGGCGAGCGTACCGGCGGCGATCTTGCCGTCGCCATCGGTGGTCAGCGGGCTCTCGGCGGCGTCCGAACCGGCTCCGGCGGCACGCACCTTGACGCTGATGCCGCTGCCGACGCTTGTCGGTACACCGGCCGTATCCTCTGCCAAAACATAAAATTCTGCGTAGCTGCTCATAATTTACCTCTTTACTCGCACGGTTCGGGCACCATCGTTATCGCCCCGTCCGAATATGTGATCGTGCCAAAACTGATGCGGCACGGCGGATCGATCGGTTGCCGCACGCAAACGCCGTTGATACAGTCATATCCCTCGGGACAGTCAGAATCGATCGCACACAATATATCGGGTGGCGGTGTGATGTCGGTCTCAAACGCCGCCATGTATGTCTCGTTATAAGCCTGGCATTCGATCTCGTATTGCAGATCGCCCTGAGCCTCGATCTTTTTGACGCGAAAATATGTAAAGCCGTATTTGGTCAGCCGCGACGAGACGACCTTGATGACGCGGTCCTGATGCAGATCGAGCACCTCGGTAAACCACGCACGAAACGTGATGCGGCAATTGTTTTGCAAACCGCCCTCGTCATTTGGACCGAGATCGAGGATCGACCACGCCATCTTGATCGCCTGAGCCTCGTCAACGACGCCGAGCAGACTGTGCTCTTTTGGATTGATCTTGCGTGCCTTGTCGCCGACGACGCGGCCGGCACGGAGCTGGGCGTCGATATCCTCGACCGGACGGAGCGGCGTCTGGGCATAGTCTTCGATGCGGCTGTCGTACAGGCATTTGACGCGGTTGACGAGATCGAGATCGCTGTCGCGGCTGATGGTCAGCGTCGAGACGCCGTCTTCCCAGACGATATTGCCGTCCTCGTCGCCGCTGTCGTAAAAGACCGGGCACGCGGCAAGCTCGTCCTCGGTCAGCTCACGCAGCGGCATGATGTGGATCTGGCCGTTGAACAGGAACGGTTTTGAGAGCCGCCCCGCCATACACATATCCTCGATCTGCTGCTGTACCTTTTTACCGATGAGTTCGACGTGCGAATCTGACCGGACATGGCTCCAGTCGGTGCCAAAAGTATCGGTAAACGTCACGCCCTGCTCGCACCAATCGGCGGCCTCGATAAAACTATCGATGTTCAAACGGGCGTAATCATAGCCAAAGCCCCAGCGTTTGTCGGTCAAAATGCGGGCGATCTGCCACGCACGGTTGCTGGTCGTATCGGTCGTGTAAGTTTCGGCGTCGCTGTAAATGCGGATGTCATTTAATCCGGTGATGACGGCCGATGCGGATGCGTCCGCCGCCGCGACATCGTTGGGCTCGACGTAGCCAAAGTTATAGACGATATACGCCGTGCCGTTGTACGCATGGACGGTGAGGCCGCCCATCGGCGTCTGGCCTTTGGTGCCGAGCCGATAGTTGTAATGCATCGCGACGGCGTTTTGTTCCTCGCCGCCGACGGTGATACGTGCACCGGCGATCTGTTCGATCGGACCCTCGCACATCTCGTAATACGCATAAAACCAGCCGTGATGCGGGTTGTTGCTATTCAGGTCGCGGCGAAACGCTATCGTCGGGCCGCCGGATATGCGGCGGGTTCCCATGACGACGCGGACGGGGTCTTTGAGATTGTTTTCGTTGCCCTCGCTGATCGATGTCAGATTTGGGCCGTGCGTCTGATTGTTTTGCACGGACGCGGTCATCGTCGCGTGCGAGAGGTGATAATTAGGGTCAACGCCGCGGTCGATGCAGCTCTGGCGGTCCAGGCGGTCGCAATACGTCCACGGATCGGTCGTCGCGGGGTTATCGATCCCGACGGCTCCGCCGATATGCAGATTGTACGGGCAATCGTGGTCGTCGATCTCGCCCTGCGTCGTGAGCAACCCGCCAAAGATCGCCATGCAATATTGATAATGGGCACGGCTCGGGACGATGGCATCGGCCGAGCGAAAGCCCTGGACGATCTTGAGCGTTAGTTTTTCGACGGTCGATTCGTCCTCGTTGCGGATATGGCCGTGCCACGTCTCGATCATTAGCTCGACCTGCGGAAACCAATAGTGCACCGTTGCCTTGATGCCCTCGCCGTGATCGACCAGCAGATTTGAAAAAACCTCGTCGGCGTCCCACATCTCGACATCGATCTCTTCGTCGCCGATGGTCGCGTCCGATACCTGCGGCAAAAACCAATCGGGGTTGCTGTCCGGTATGATCCGCATCTCGATCGGCGACACGGGCGGCACAACGCTCGCGACCTCGTCCGTCGGCATCACCGCATAGTAGATCGTGCCGTCCGGTGACGGCCAATCGATCTGCACAAGCTGATAGACCTCGATGCCGACGCCGAGAGCTTTGAGCCCGCGAAGCTCGACGATCTTGTCCTGAGTTGTCTCGTCAAAAACTGGCATTTAGCTAAGTCCGTATTTCGTCATTAAGGCGGTGGTCACGCTCGCGTATTGGCTGGCGGAAAGCGAAAAATCATAGCCGATCACCTCGGCAATATCGCTTGGCGAAAAAACGCCGCCATCGAATGTGCTTCCCAGATTCATCACACCTGTTACAAAATCCGCACCGTCCGTAAAACGCAGGTGAATGACGCCGTATGCGTTCATCGGGGATTGCTGGTCGTTATCGGCGAACAGCGTCCCGTTTTTGCGGTATTCATAATTAGTGATGACTAGGTCCGTAAATTTTGTCGTACCAGAATCGCCGAGCAGCAGATCCTCAACCTCAGATGAAACGAGACCACTATCGGCCGCAAACGTCGCGGACCGCACTTTGGCCACGAGAAAAATGTCGTAGAGCGTAAACGATCCGCCAGCGGGATACGCCAACACATCATCAACGCCGTCGAAGCGGGCGACGGGCAGCGAGTTGACCTCATTCGTCTGCAATGTCGGCGAACCAAAAGAGGATGCAACCCGCGTTGGCTCATAATGGTCGGTCCATTGATATGCAATTCCATTGTCAACATAGCCCTCGACCGTCACCAGATCGGCCGCGTCAAGAGCCAAGTACGGAAAGCGGATCGATCCATTGGCGTTGTAAGCGATGCCCGCGACCCTGCGTTTAACGACCTCGACGCCCTCGGTTGTAAATAGATCGATAGATTCCATCCCGGCTGACATCGTCGTCTCGGCAAATTTGCAGTGAAAGTGCTCCCCGCGAAACTCGATCATGAATATCTCTTCGTCGCCCGTCGTGTGCCGCTGCCAAAAATCTACCCAGTATTCAAACCTCGGCATGGCATTGACCAGATTTAGATAGTCCTCATCGTCCGGCAGGCACCCCGACGAGATCACCCAGCGTTTCGGTCCCGCGTTGTTGCCGGCGGGCAGGGCAAACGCACCATAGTCGTTGCCAAAATCGACCGACAGCTTTGTCCCCTCAAAATCGACGCTGTCGATCTCAAGTGCGGTCAGGTCAAATTCCTCGTAATCAGAAAGCAATGGCATATTATTTCCCCGGCGGCCTGTCGATCAGATCGCAGATGGCAAACGAACGGCGGGCAATGCATAGCACCTCACGCTGTCCGTACTCGGCACGGAACACCGCCAACGCCTCTTCTGCCGAATAAGCCGGATCATAGATCCGCGACAGCCGACGCCCGCGAACGCCGCGAAAATGCACCGCCCACGAATTATCCGGCCGTAAAACAAAGGTCGGCGACGGCCGGGCCGGAGATGCGGTCTGGCCCACGCCCAGGAGTAAAGCACCGCCGCCGATCAGGATAGCGACGGCCAACACAATGCCGTTCCGCCAATTCTTAATTCTTTTGTGCCCCGCATTGTGCACTGTGCATTTTGCATTTTGCATTCGATCTACCTCACTCCTGTCGCCGACAGCAGATCACGCCCCGTACGAGCGTTTCGTTTTACATCTGATACAACCTGATTGCCGACGGCACCGGGTTTTTGTCGCATCCCTGCCATCAGGACATCACCCGATTTGACCGGCCCGAATTTGCGTGTAAAATCCTCGACGGCCGACGCCAGCCGAGCATTAGCATCATTACGCCGCCCCGAATCATAAGCTCCGCTCGACACGCGGGAATATGGATTATCTGTATCCCGCCGCGAGCTGCTGCTCGTACCGCTCGACGACGATTTGCCGTCGCCCCTGTCATTTTTGAACGAGTCACCGGCGACAGCTCGCCCAGCCACGGCCGCCGCAACGCCGACGAGCCCAAAGATCGCCGCTGATTTGAAATGCAGCGGAGCTTTCCACGCTGTAAAAGGATTGGTCAATGCCGCAATACCTCGGGCGGTTTCCATCAACGCCTCGACCGTCGCCTGTGCCGCAAGGCTGCCGAGTATTGACGCCGTCATCTTTTTCATGGCGTCCGGCCCGACCGATCCATACAAGACCCATTGTTCGACCAGCGAACCGACACCGGCGGCCATCGTGCTCATCGCCTGTCCGGCCATGTCGCCGAGCCGCTGATAGGTCGCACCCATCTGATCGGCTTCGCTCTCAAATTCGCTGACGCCCATCGACCCCAGCAATCCGCCGCCAAACGTGCCCGACGCTTGCCCGCGTTTCTTTAAGTTGCTCGGCCGCGGGTTGGCTTTTTTGAGATCCTTGATCGCGTCGTCGCGGAGCTTTTGCTGTTCGATCAGAGCGTCGGTGATGTCGTTCTCTTTTTTGAGCTTTGCCGTCGCGATGGCGAGATCGAGCCGCGATATCTTATTGATGTTTTCGCGGGTCTGAACTTGTTCGGCGAGCTCATCGCGTTCATTTTGGAGCGTGTCTATCCGTAGCTGACTGACCGTGTCGTTATACTCTTTCTCGTCGATCAGTCCGTTGAGAAGTCGCCCACGCAGGATCTCTTCGGCAAAGTCAGCCTCGGACCGCCGCAGGTCGAGGCGGTCCATCATCGCCTCTTGGTCAGCCGCCGCCCAATCGTCAAAAAACTTTTTGGTCGCCGCCGCCTTTTTTTCGAGTTCTTTGCGGTGCTCTTCGTCCGCGTCTTCAGGGTTGTAAGTTCCGTAACCGTCGCCGCCTGTGCCTCGGACGCGTGATGCATATTTACCCGAGATCTTTGAAACGTAATCTCGCGTTTCTTTGAACGGCGGTATTCCGCCATATTTCTGAACAGCACCCTCGCCGGCGTTGTATCCCGCCAGAGCCTTTTTATAATCGCCGCCGAACATCGACAGCAAGAGTTTCATGTATTGAGCCTGGCCACGTATCGAATCCTTAACGCTCGACGTATCGACATTGAAACGGTCGGCGGTCGCGGGCATGAACTGTGAAAAGCCTTTTGCACCTTTTGGAGATACGGCACCGGAATTGAATGAGCTTTCGGCACCGGCTTGCAGCATGAGCACGTTCGGGTCAACGCCGAACTTTTTACCCGCGGCCTCAAACCAAGCATCCCATTGAGCATTGCCCGACGAAATGACGAGCTTAGACATCGAACCGAGTGCGGGTAGATTGAGTTTTGGTGTTTTGCCGACACCTGATCCCTTACCGCTGCCTTTGCCGCCGCCGGGTTCGTCCATATCAAACCCGCCGCCGCGATATGCTTTGCTGCTCGATTCCGTGCCGTAGGTTGGTTTTGCGGTCGTGATGGTATCAAAAAAGCCTTCAAGTTTTTTCGCACCGGCAATCGCGACCTCAGACCCGCCAAATGTCAGCACACCCGCGGCGATCCGCAGGTAAGTCTGGTTTTCGATGATCCAGTTTTTGACGCTGTTAAATCCGCGGATGATGTTGCCGAACATCGTGCCGAGCCGCGACGCATACTCAGCGATCTCGCCTTTATTTTGAGCAAGCCAGCCGCTGACCGTATTGGCCATCTGCGTAAAATGCGGCATCAGTTCGGTGCCGATCGTGCGTCCGACGCCCGCGACCTGTGCCGAAAGCGTGTCCATCTGATCGCCAAACTCGTCCGCCGCCCGTGCGGCTTTGTCGTCGATGGTGACGCCGAGATCCTCCATGTGCTTGATCAGGCCCGGCAGGTCGCCGTCAAACGAACGGATGACCGGAATAAGGTCGGCTCCGGCTTTGCCAAAATGCTTTTGTGCGAGTGTGAGCTGCTCAAAACCGGGCTTGGCCTCGGCGACCTGTTTCATCACGTCGGCGAGTGCGGTTTGCAGATCTTGGCTGTCGCCCTCGTAAGATTTGGCAAACTTGGCGATGCGCTTTGTGACGGCTTCGAGCGACGAACCGGATTGATCGGCCGCGATCTTGAGCGAAGATATCGCCGTCGCACCGAGACCAGTCTTTTGCGTCGCGTCGTAGATGGTCGAACCGTACTCGGCCGCGGTTTTGGTGATGTCAAATAAAGCCTTTCCGACCGTGACGACAGCCGCAGCCGTCGCCAAAAACGCCGCTGAAGCCGCAGCCGCAACCGGTATTGCCCCGCCAAAAGCCGCCGTCGCCGATCCGCCGAGCTTATTCATCTCGCCATAGATCGAATTAAGCTCTTGCTTGGCGGTGCGTCCGTCGGCGTCGATGACGAATTTTAGTTTGTAGTCACTAATTGGCATTTATTTCGTCCGGTTCTTGCGTTCGTCCTCTTTGTCCTTGCGTTCGCGGTCGAGGATGTTGGCGTCCATCTGGACGACAACCCGCCTAAACCAGTAATCCGTCATCTCACGTTCGACCGTATCGGGCAGTTGGCCAAACTTTTCGGCGACGGCGATTATCAATTCGTCATTCGGCTCAAAATGCTCGTTTGGCACGAACGGCCGTTTTTTGCGTTCCCCGAGTTCCCAAGCCTTGGCTAGTTCTCGGGCGGTGCTTTTGGGTCGAGGTCCTCGTCGATAGCTTTTTCGATCGCCTCGAGATTGGACAGCGACAGGTTTTCGAGATTGTCGGCCGTGATCTCAAACGGGTTACCCTTGCCGTCAGCCAGATCGGGCAGCGACTCGAGCATTCCGGCCAGCTTTTTCGACAGCCACGCGGGCTCTAGCATCGCCGTTGCTTTGGCAGCGTCACGCGACGCCAGCAATGCCGTACGGGCCGCGTTCGCCGCCTTGTCAAACTCGGTCATCAGGGCTTTGTTTGTCGGGTCTTTGGATAGTGCTTGTGCCGCGAGATCGGCTTTCTGGGCGGCTGATACCGACGCGTCGGCCGCGTTTGCCTGTTCTTTGAGCAGATCGCCACGCTCGATGTTACGGTCGCGTTCGCGGCGTATCTCAAACATCGTCGGGGCGATGTACCGCACGCGGATCTTTTCCTTGACGACGTTGCCGTCCTTGTCGTTATGTTCAAAGGCGGCGGTGCATTCCCGCACCAGCCGCTGTCTGTTTTCGATCTTGATCATGGTCGCATCTCCTGATTGTGGTTAATAAAAATGGGCGGATGCCGGTCACGACATTCCGCCCGTCGGCTGTTTATGGCAGTTGTTGCCTGTGGACTAGGTCAATATTTTGATATCGCCCATCTGGCCAAATGTCGCCGTTGTCGATTTGTTGGTGTCCTTGAGACACTCAAACTCGATCTCGAACACGGTCGGCTCGTTGCCGCTCGCCATGAGCTGCAGGGCCTTGGTCGGTGCGATCTGGATTTTGTAAAGGTCCATCGTGACGCTGTTGTCGCCGTCAGCGACGTTGATTCCCTTGAATCTGAGCCATTTCTCGCCCTTGCGTTCGTTGAGCAGCCCGACACCGGTTCCGGCACCCGACGTGCCCGTGATCTTAAATGGCTGGACATAGCTGCCGAGATTAAGGATCTTGATCATGCCGGCAGCGAGATCGATGGTGTAATCGGTGCCGTTGACCAGCGTTGCGGGCGAACCGGCAGAGTCCACGATCGATGTCAGCGTGATGTCGCGATAGTCGCCCGGTATCTTGACGATATCGCCAACGGCGAGGCCCGTCCCGATCGAGAGAGCGGTGAGCGTTCCAGCGGCGACGGCGGCCTTGGCACCAAACAAAAACTGTTTGAGCATGTCGGCGGTCGCGGTCGAGACCTTGAGCGTGCCGGTGATGCTCGACATGACTGTCACGTCGAGATCTTTGACACGCATCGAGCTCCGTTTGCTCGTATGCGTGACCTTTTCGGTCGCGATGGCGAGCACCAGCTCATCGATCTCTGGTATCGAGATAAAGGTCGGGACGGCTCCGGCGGCCGTGCGGTCGCCGATCCACACTTCGCCCTGTAAATATAGATAGTCTGTGTCTGACTGTGCCATGATGATTTATTCCTCGGTTTTCTTGGTCTTGGTCGTCGTTGTGACCGGTTCGTCGGTCGGGACCATCCAGGGATTGAGTTCGGCGACTGCGTCCGGGACATCGATCACATCACCGGCTTTTCGCTGAATGCCTTCCCATTCGGTCGGGGTTGAAAGTTTTACTCGTGCCATCTCGTTACTCCTTGGTTTACGCGTCTGCGTTAAATTTTTGCGTCATATACTGGACGCCTATCACTACTTCGGTCCCGACGATCTCCATGCTGTCGGTATAAACTATCCGGTGCGATATCTCCCGCGTTTGCGTCGCAAGTCCCGGCTTTGTGCCGGTGACGACGGGCCAGCGTTCGTCGAGATATCCGTCCTGTTCGCTGCCCGTGCCGAGTATCGCTTTTTTGTTATCAGCGATGGCCGTTCGGGCGTTGGCGGCGGTCGATCCGCGTTCGAGATATGTCTCGATATGGATCTGCATCTCATGGACCGTTTTGCGGCGGCCGTACGGGTGATCCTCGGTCGATGACGTTTGCCCCTGGACAACATTTGTCGCGGGCAGATCGTCCTCTTGGTCGAGGTTTGAGCGGCTGTCATAAACGCGGGTACCGTTATCGGTCTGATAGCCGTTGGTCGTCCGTATCAGCGAGAGCCGTGCGATGATCGATGTGATTATCTTTTGCTCTTTGCTGTCCGCCATGTTTCAAATAACTACTAGGTTTTCAAATGCACCGTTGTAAATCCGGTGCCGAGTCGTTGTATGCGTTCGACGTTGTATGTGACTTCGTCGATCAGGACGGTGTCGCCGCGTTTTACTGTCGAGATGGCGGCTGTGTCGCAATCGACCTTTGGGTCAACGGTCTCGATCTTGCCGCTCATCATGTCCGTCTCCTCGGTCGCGTCGGTAAATATCCCGCGTGTCGTGACCGTGCCGCCCGCCGCCAGTGTAAAAACCGCCGCGACAGCAAAATCATCTAACGCCAATAGGTTTTCAACATCGTCCTCTCCGATCATTGGGACTCACCTTTGGGATTCGGCGAGGACAATACTGCCCTCGCCGAAACCGTGTTATCGCTGGACCGTTTTGATCGTCAGCTCGTATTGAGGCCGCGTGACAGCACCGGCGAGCGTTCCTGCCGCTGTTGCACGGATGCGGATCTTGTCGCCCTCGGTGACCAGCAACTTCGTCTCATCAGTGTTGAGAGTGAGCGTCTTTTTCGTGTTGGCAGCGATCGCGGTCGATCCCGTAACGTCCGTGTCGGTCGTGTTCCCTGGTGCCGACGCCAGTAGGATCTCATTCGATCCCGTACCGTCCTGGCCGAGATTCGTGATCGTCCATGTGACGTGGTTGTCGGCGTGCAGTGCCAGAGCGGCCAGCGAGCTGAAGATGGCCGCCGTGACCTTTCCGGTTTTCGGGGCGATGACGTACTCGTCAGTGGTGCTCGTGGTTGCGATCGACGTTGTTCCGGGTGTGGCTACCTTTACAAATCTGCTCATTTCTTTTTATCTCCTTTTTTGGCTGCGGGCTTTGTTGCCTCGGCCGTTGGCTCTGCGGCCTCTGGCTCGTCAACTGTTTGCTCGTCAGTCGCCGCCGGTTCCTGCGGTTCCTGTGGTTTATCTTCCGGTTCTGTGGCCTTGGCGATGTGCACGGAAGATGCATTTCGGCCGGTTACATGACGGACGGCGTTTGGTTCGCCGGTTGAAACTAATGTGTCGCTGATGCCGTATCGGCGGGCGATCCTCTCGTCGAGATTGCAGCCCTTTACCGCGACCTGAAAGGCAAACTCCGCGGGATCATCCGTGATCTTGCCGGTTTTGTCTGCGTAAATATCTCGATCTGCGATCATAAAATTCCCTTGGAAAATGGGGCGGGATCATTGTCCCGCCCCGTATGCTTACGAAGCGTTGATGACGCGGCAGAATGCCAGCGGACGATAGATCGTGAGTGCGAGACGCTGCTCGACGCGGATCGTGGTCAGGTTCATGATGAAATCGTCCTGATCGGCGTTCGTCGATTCGACCGAGAGGCCGTTGCGATAGAACACGGCACCGCCGAGCTTGAACGCTCCGACGATAGGGCCTTTGTTCGACGCACCCGGCGTTGCGAGGTCGATCTCCTGGATCGCGGTCGTCTGGACGAGGCGAAGCCCCCACAGACGGCCCGGATCGCTGTAATCTTTGCCGTACTGGCCCTCAAAGAAACCGCCGCCGTAATACTGCGTGTTGCCGTCAGTGGCAAGGCGGAGCTTCTGATAGTCGTTCGGGTGCATGACGATCGCATCAGGCTCAAACTGTCCGGTGACGCGTACCTTTGTGATCGCGTTCATGATGGCCTCGGCGAGTTTGACCGCCGTGTTGCTGGACATTTCCGCCGTCTGGACGCCGGACGTTCCGAGCAAACCGGCGAGATACGGGGCGGTACCGCTGCCGTTGAGCAGGTCGTAGTCGATCTTTGAACGGACCATGAACGACAGACGCTGGTCGATGTACGGCCTGATCTGTGCATAGTCCTCGAGCGTTTCGTCCGTGACCTTGGTGTGGACCGCGATCTTGCGGACGGAAACATCGACCTCTTCGAGAGCAAAACTTGCTTCCGGTTTGTCGTCGCCCTCGAGCACGCCGTCAGCTGCCTGCGTGTACGAAGTCTCTTTCATGAACCGGATGGTCGGGCTGTCGGTCTGTGCCTGCATAAACAGGTCAGCGACGGTCGGCTGCTGTTGGCCGAGCTCGACAATACCGGGCACGCGGTCATAACCGGTCAGTCCGTCGGTCGATCCGCTGTATGCGGCACGCGATAGCTGGCTCGGCAGGATATTGGTCTGCACGCGGATCGTGTGCCGTTGGTTCGTCCGCGGCACGATCGCCTGATACTCTTCGCTCCTGATCAGAGCGTCGCCCAGCGTATTCGATCCGGCGTCGATAGCCCTGATCGGCGACACGCGTTCCTCGACTTTCTGCTTCTTGGCACGAAGATCCTGGACGAGCATGCGGGCGTCGGCCATCGAAAAATCGGGGTTGGCGAGTGCCGCCTCTTCGACTTCCTTTTCAAAACCGAACGTCTTGCCGAACGATTTATAGTTGTTGATGTCGCTGACCGTCCGTGCATCGGTTGCGGCACGCGACTGGACCTCGGTTTCTTTTCCTTCAACCGGAGATTCCGGTGTTTCTACATTTTCTTTAGCCATTGTTTTCTCCGTGTTGGTTGGATTTCCCCGAGTGTCCGGGGCGTCAAAAATTGCGATTACCTTGCAGGTGCATGCTGCCTCGGCCAGATTGCAGCCCTGGCAGATATGTTTTTGCTCTAAGGCACGGCCGACGCCGACGCTGATGTCGGCTGGGATGGAAACTATCGAGAGCTCAAACGGCTCCCAGTCATCGGCACGATAAAGATCGTTGCCGTCTTCGTTCTCCTCTTCGAGAACAAGTTTGTGAATTGAAAATCCGACGCTTACGTTTCGGCGGATACCGTCAACAACGTCCTGATAGATCTCTTGGCCGCGGGCTGATTTTGAAAAGCGGACCTTTGCCCGAGCCTTGCCGTCCGCGGCATCGACCGAAAAACTCTCGACAACGCCGATCTGGTCCCGCGGATCGTGATCGGCCAGCAATGCGGCACCGCTCGTCAGGCGTTCGGTTCGCATCGCTTTTTTGTCCATCGACAACTTAACGTCGATAAAATCCCAAAGCCGATATGAAAAATGCTCGCAAGGGATATCCGACGCAAACGCAAGCTCGACGGTCCGATCGTCGGACTCGGCGGCGTCTGCACGCTCGATCACGAACGAACGCTTATGCGTTTCGTCCTGAGCCTTGCGGATCACCTGATCTCTCGTTAAAGCGTCATGCGGCATAGTAAAAAAGGCGACGGAATGATCCATCGCCTTAAAGATAAAATTATTTGGATCGAATTATTCGAGAGGGGTAATAATTCAACCGGACAGCACGAAAGCCCGTAAATACGGGCTTTTCGCGTGTCAATGGGTTTACTCGTCCGCATCCTCATCAGCGGGCTTTTTCGGCGGTTCGTCCGTATCGTCATCCGGCGGAGCGGCGGCGATCTGTTTGGGTGAATAGAGTGCATTGATATCAACGCCCTTTGCGGCAGCGAGCTGCCTGTCCGATTCCCAGCGTTCGAGCTTGTCGAGATAATCTTCGCCGCGTTCGAGGGATATCTCCGAAGGAGTCTTGAGACGATTCTGTAATTGCAAAATATCGGTCTCGACATCTTTTTTAGGATCGACATAATCAAACCCGCGAGGCTGCCAGATCGGGTTTTGCAATTCCTGATACTCGGCCGCTGTCATTTCGATCTTGCCCGTCAGCCATGCCATTTTTAGCCATGCGTGGAAAACACGGCGGCAGAGCGTCGTCGCAATAAATGACTGATAGCTGCGGCACCGTTCGCGAAATTCGCCAAGCCCGCCGCGAGACGAAGAGAAATTAACCGCTGTCCAATCGCCCAACAGCAGAAAATACGGCACACCGAGAGCTGCCGCGATCTCCATATCGAGCGTTTGTTTGAACGCCGAATGATTTTGCGTCGGATGCTCCGGCTTGAGTACGTCGAGATCCCATCCGGGCAAAACCGGGGTGATCGATAACGGATCAGAATCGATCAGCGGATGGTTTGGCGAACCGTCCTCATTCTCGGCACCATCCCAATCGGCTTCGGCGTCGGGCGTGGTGTTTTTGAGGATGGCGATCTGATTGACGGCATAACGTGACGCCATGATCTGGCTCTCGCAATACTCATAGGTATTTTTGACGGGCAGCAACGCCGGAGCGATGCCCGGTATGCCCTGCACCTGCGATTCGTCAACGCGGTTTGGAAAATCGTGGATGATCTGCTCAGCCGGTATCCGCCATTGAACTTGCGTTCGCTGCGGCGTGTATTCGGTCTCGCTCTGCGGCGTTGTCATCCAATACGCGACGGGTTTATTGTCGGCATCGATCTCGACCGACATCAGGATGCGGTTGCGGCCGGGCACGGTGACGCTAAACGTCGGATCGAGCCATGTCACGTCCCACGTTTTGAGCGAAAAGCCAAACGGATTGGCATTGTCCTCGATCATCTGAATGAGAAACGCTCCGTCACGCTCGCAATGCGTAACCGCCAGATCCTGCACGCCTTTCCAGTCGAGCCGTCCTGAGACGGTGCAGTTTTCGGCGTGCGTCCATTCCCACCACGCCTCTTCGATGCGGTTGTTGAGTTTTACATTGAGCCGGCCGTTTTTTAGACGGGCACGGCATTGCAGCCCGATGCCGTTTTGTCCGATGACATTGGAACGCATGAGCCGCAGATAATTGACGATGTGCAGACTGTCACGAGCCGCCTCGCGTGCACGGGCGATCAGCGGTGACAGCGAGAGCCGCGTTTCGTAATTGGCTCCGGTCGGCTGCGTCGTCCATCCGGTATTGAGCCTGGTGCTGCGAGCCGCCGCGTGGCGTTTTTGGGTCTTCGTCGGCGGCCAGATCGCGTCATAGATCCGTGCGGCCAGTTTCTTTTGTGCTTTCATAATGTTTTCCTTCGCGGTTTATCTGCTGCCGCCACGCATCCTCACTTTTATGCTCTGTAATACCGGACCGCCGTTGCGGGAGCGTTCGCGGGCGACTTCGTTGGCGACGAGGGTCGCATATGTGTCACGATCTTTGCTCAACTGCATTTTGTCGCTGCGTTTGACGGTTCGCGTGCCGGCGGGCGTCGAGATCGTATATTCGAGCACATCGCTGGTCGCAAATGCCCTGAGAGCAGCATTGATCGCATCGAGAATGATGCGATTCTCGGACCGCGTTTCGACGGATGCGTCCGACGCCGGGTTGAAACCGAGCACGACCTTTGTCCTGCCCTGTCCGACCAATATTTTGTTTGTCGTGTCCGCGATCTCGGTCAGCCACGCTTGCCATGTGAATACGCCCGCCGTGGTCATCAGGACAGTTTTGGCAGCGGATGCCACGATGTCAAAATCATCGCCGTCCGCCGTAATGTCAGTATTCCAGACGAGAGACATGCCCACGCCGGGCCCGCGAAAATAATAATTGAGCTGCCAGAGCGTTGCCGGATAATCGGCATAGCTTTTGGTCCAGTGCACCTCTTCGCGGGTTGTGATCTGCGTCGGTTCTATTGTTCGTACTGTTGCTGTCATGGTTTATATCTTCGAAACGGATTGTTTTTCGTCAAACTGCCGCGAAACGGCACGACGTTCTTTTTCGGCCTCGGCGTTGTCGGCGGATCGGGTCTCTCGTCTCCGGTCTCTTGTCTCACGTCTTCCGCCCTGTCGGCGGCCTCGGGATGCTGCAAAACCCGCTTTGCGATCCGCTCATAATTTGGGTTAAGGATCATCCGGGCGACCATTGCGTAGCAGCGGATGTCGAGGGCCTCGTTGCTGACGTTGGCACCGACCTTTTCGTATGTGCGGTATGTGCGTCCGCCGCGTGTGTGCGTGACCATCCGCTCGGAGCAGAGCTGTTTCCAGTGAGCGTCGTCGTAATGCGGCAGATCGGGAAAATGACAGTAGCCGGGGCCGTGTTTCGTAACGCGGAGCGACGAATAAACCTCGTCTTTGGCGGCATTAGTGCCGATCGGGAACATCCTGACGACGGGATTGCGTCCCGTTTTGCTCGGTTTCGAGAGCAGAGCTTTGAACGGATCGGACATTCCCTTGACCGCAAACCACCGTTTCCGCTCGTGGCGTTTGCAAAACTGAGCGACCCGCTGCGTGTTATAACCGCTATCGATCGCCGCACACTGCACGCGAAAGACCTGTCCGCCCGGCCCGACAAAACTGCCGGCAAGATATTCCTCAAGATCGCCCCAAACGCTTGAAAGCTCGTCCGGGTCGTCATCCTCACTCAGCTCGGCTCCGGTATCGCCCTCAAAAACGCGATATCCTATCGACCACGATTCGTTACCCAAGCCCCAGCCGACGATCTCGCACTCAAGACGGTTTTTCTGCACGTCAACGCCCGCCGTCAGCACCAAAACGCCCGTCGGCACCTCGGCGTCGTAAACCTCGACATTCATCGCGAGCATTTCGTAATCGATACGCTCGACCGGTTTCCAGACCTCGCCGAGGACGGTGTTTGTAAATACCTCGACCTTGGCGATGTTGCCCTGAGCCTCAATAAAATCCGTGACCAGCGTTCCCCACGAGACGAACGGCGAATAGATCTGATTTATCCTAAACGACGCGACGCCGTTAAATTCGTGTGCGGCTTGCCAGTAGCCTTTGGTCAGCATATCGTCGCGGTCAAATTCCTCGATGACGCACTGGCAGTGCTCGCAGATGTAATACGGCAGTTCGGGCGTCTCTTTGTCCCATTTCAGCCCGTAATTTACGTTTTTGCCGCCGAATTTGAGCGTCTGAAACTCTTCGCAATGCGGGCATGGGACGTAAAACTCGCGTTGATCGCCGCGTTCGTAGTCGTGGGTGATGTCGTTGCACGTCTTATCCGGCTCGCAGTCGCACCGGCGGGGCGTCGAGATAAAGACGGTTAGCTGTTCGCCGTCGTATGTTTTCTGTCGAGCCTGTCCGAGTTTGACCGGATCGCCCTCTTTTGTCGGGCGATATGCGGCTTTTTCGTCGAGAAAGAGATCCTGTATCGGACGCGATGACAGTTCGCCGGGCGATGTCGCCCAGAGAATGTTGAGCAACGCACCGCCCTTGAACGATTTGTATTTCTGCGTGTTAAATTCGGGCTCGCGGCGGAGCAATGCCTGCAGCACCGGCGTCGCGGCGACCATCGTGTCAAAAGATTCCTGCGTCCACGCCGTGGCCTTGTCCTCTTTCTCGGCGACGTACGCCATCGGGCGGGGCGACAGATGGATGCGTTTGCCGATGATGTTGTTGAGCACCTCGGACCCGCCGAGCTGCGATGATTTTTGAAACACGAGTTCACGCACCGCCGGATCGTCAGCCGTCGCCATGATCTCGGTCAAAAACGGCACGGTCGCATTTGACCAGCGTCCGGGGCGGGCTCCGCGATCGACAAAGCGGTACTTTTCCGCCCACTCGGGCGTACTCATTTCGTCCGGTATCGCCATCTCGATGCCGGTCTGAAACGCTTTTAATGCTGTCGCTGCATTACCCATTTATGTATCGCTCGAAATTTGCCCTCACCAGTTTGAAAACGCGGTCCGCGTCGGTTTTTAATATCTTGCGGACGGCCGCCTGCGTCTTTGCTTTGACGAGCTGCCCGGCGACGCGTTTCGGCATTCGCATGGCGTGTTCGTCATAAAGCGTTTTGGTCAGCCGCTGTGCCAGATCGATCACCTCGCCGACCGGCACGAGTTCGCCCATCTCTTTGGCGAGCTTCATTTCCTTGATCTGAGCGTCGGCACGGATCTGGCGGATCTTGGCGGCTGCGAGCGAATCTTTGGCCGCCTTGATCGAGAATTCCATCTCGTCATCAAACGGAAACAACTGATTTTTCGCCGTGCTCGTTTCGTCCGCCTCATAGCCGAGATCGTCGAGACGTGCCGCAGCCGTCGCACGATTGATACCGCACCGCCGGGCGATCTCACTGATCGGCAGCAATTCATATTTCGGCTTGGTTTTTAACGCGGATTGTCCCATCTATTTCATCGTTTTCAAAGCGTGATCGATGCCGTTGCGGATGTTTATTGCCAATCGGCGATCGACGACCTTTTTGATCGGGTCGTAGAACACGTTTGCGGCTTTGATATTGGCTTTTGGGATCAGGACGTACATGATCGTAAAGCCCGCGTATTTGCCGCGGGATTTTAGGCCGCGGATGCCCATTATCTTGGTGCCGGACTTGGTCGTCGTGATAAATCCCTTGCCGCTGTCCATGATGGCTTTTGGCCGCATGTTTGGCGGGATGCGTCGGCGTCCGGCAAGCGGGCCTTTGGTCGCCGGGATGCAGAGATGGTTGCCATACGGCAATTTGGTGCCGCCCTCGTCCTGCAATGGCAGGAATTTGGCCGACGTTTTGACCTCGGACCGCAGCGTGCGGGGCGTTGCGGGCGTGATCTTGATGCCGATCGGCGAACGCAGCCAGTTATTCGGCCCTTTGAACGCACCTTTGACCGCACCAAAAACGGCCGCCTGACCCTCTTTTGCAGTTTTCGTGAGTCCAACAGCCGTCCCGAAATTCAAATTTTTAATTATCTTTTCGAACGACGGACGCTGCACTATTTTTGCAGTAAATCCGGGCATCGTCTTTACTTCTTGCGATAGACGCCGTCTTTGACGTCTTGCTTAAATTCCTTGAGATCGTCCTTGGTCGGCACGTTTTCGAGCTTGCGGTTGATATTGTCGAGCTTTTCATCAAACTTTTCAGTCCGGCGTTCGACGCTCTCGAGCCGCGTCGTCATACCGCCCGCCGTTAGCAATATCGTCCCCGCCGTGATCCCGATCGAGATCAAAATCGGCGTCAGCCAGTGCCATGTAGATGTTTGTTGGGAATTTGGCATCTTCATCCTGTCCTTTTGGTTAGAAAATATGGTCAGCATTTGTTTATCAAACCGGGATCTCTAAAATTACGCGTGCAAACGCCGCCGCGATCAGCCAAATCCCATACACCATCAAGCAAAAAATGCCCGCGAAAACCACGTTCGTCCGCCGAAGCGTTATTTTTTCTTCTTACCGAAGAAACCTTTGATCAGCTTTGTGATCGCCCAACCGGTCTCGACCATCTGCTCGCCCTGGTCGATCATCCCGTCAACCGCCGGCGGCGTAAATTCTTTGACCACGCCCGCGACCTTTTTGCCTTTGGCAATGCCCGCATCGACCTTTTCGGTTTTGGTTTTCTTGTCGGGCATAGCTACTTTTTTACGCTCGCACCGCCTTGGATACGCTCGGTTATGGTCGCGATGAACGCCGAGATCACACCCGCGATCACCGCGTATTTAGTCGCAGCCGGATAGATCTGCGTCAATTCGCTCAACGCCGCCGCCGCACTCGACAGGACCAGTCCGATAAACGACACGATCCCCATAATTCGGCTCCAGCTTGTAGGTTCTGCTAATGACATATCGATTCTCCTTTCGGCTAGATGCCGCGCTCGCGTCGGGTGTTTGGCCCGACAATACCGTCCGGCCGCATATTGCGGTCCGACTGAAAACGAATAACCGCCGAGCGTGTCGCCCGGCCAAAGATGCCGTCGGCCTTTAATTTGAGAGAGGTTTGCAATTTTTTGACATCACCGCCCACGTCACCGATCTTGAGATCTCGAACCGCGGCTGGCGGCGGTGGAACATCGGCCGGCGTTGGCGTCGCTGTCTGGCCGATGTTCCATTCCGCCGTGCTGTCGTAGAGACGCGGGTCGCTGTGTACCGAAATATGTGCGTGATGATCGTGCGGATTTTTGCCTTTATACGGTTTCCATTGCTGCAAATTGCTACCCTGGACCGTGATCCGTTT